GCTTCCGTTGCAGAGGTAGATGCAATTTTAACTAAATACTTTGACGAGATGATGGAGTTAGGTATTCCTTGGGATAAACAAATGAGGGCATTGCGGGCAGCACAGAAAAAAGGCGATGCAAAAAAAGTAGATGAATTAGAGGCAGAAATAGAAAATATTAAAAAAGGCATGATAGCTAACAAAGCTAATTACCTCCCTCGCATGTGGCGCAAAGATAAAATAGAAGCTAATTTTGATGGCTTGGTTATGAAGCTAAAAAAAGATGGTGGGTTAACACAGGCTGAAGCTGTAGCAACTGCTAACAGATTAAAAACATATAAACCCTATATTGCGTCTGATGATACCTCAAAAACAGGAACGGCTAGCGCTTTTCATGCTAGAGACCTCAATTACATCAAAGATGAAGATTATGCTGAATTTTTGGAATCCGATATCTTAAGTATTATAACAACATACTCAAGAACAATGGCGCCAGATTTAGAATTGTATAGAAAATTTGGCTCTATTGATTTGGAAATGGACAATATATTCACAGGTGAAAAAGGTCCAATTGCTATAGTGAAAGCAAATTATGAAGCTAGATTTGCAGAAATGCCAGATGCTTCCGCTGCTGACAAAATAGGTCAAGCGCAAATAACTGGTTTGCAGTCTGAAATGAAAACTGTGTTAGAAGATTTATACGCTATGCGGGATTTGATACGAGGCACGTATATGATGCCAGTAGACCCGAATAGCAAGATATCTGCTGGTATTCGTATTGCCAAAAACTTTGCGGCAATGACACAACTTACAGGCGCTATGGCAGCAGCCCCAGATATAGCGCGAGTAGTTACTGCTAATGGTTTACGCAAATCAATGGGAAGTTTGTTTGAAGCGTTAATGAATAATGATGTTTGGAAAAAAGGTTTAGCGCAAAATAGAGAGGTTGGAGAAAGTTTTGAGTTCTGGCTAAACAGTCGCGCAGCACAAATAGCAGATGTTGGCGACACATTTGGTATGCACAATAGATTTGAATCTAAAGTAGCGGGAATGTCTTCATTAAATTTTATAATAAACGGCATGTCGTTATGGAATGACTTTGCCAAGACTGCTACTGGGATTGTAACAAGCACTAAGATATTAGGAGATGTTGAAGCGTTAGTAGCGGGAACAGCTACAAAAGCACAAAAAGAGCGGTTAGCTAAATCAGGTATCGGTAAAGAGGACGCTGAATCAATTTTTGCTATGAAAGACAATTGGCAACGAACTGACTCTAATATTATAGCTAACAGTTCTGCATGGGATAATCTTATTGCGAAAGATGCATTTGATAATGCTTTATCTAAAGAGATTGGATCAGTAGTGGTAACTCCGGGATTAGGAGAAAAACCATTATTTATGTCTAATGAATATGTCTCACTTATTACGCAATTTAAATCCTTTGCTATGTCTAGCCACACAAGGGTTCTTATTCCTGCATTACAGGAAATGGATAGAAACACATTAACACAAATAGCGCTTATGACTGCGATTGGTTCTGGCGTTGCTTATATCCGTAACGAGCAACTTGGTGGCCCAGAAATGGGTATAGATGATTTAATCTTTGAAGGTGTTGGACGATCAGGTTGGACAGGAATGTTTTTAGATGTTGATAATGCTATGCACACTTTATCGGGTGGCAATTTGTCAGTACAAAATTTATTAAACCAAGGTAGATTTGTAACAGAAAAAAGCGCACTACAAACTGTAGTCGGTCCTTCTGGTTCTCAATTCATGAATGCAGCCGAACTCGCAGGAGATATACTATCTGGCGATGTAAACTCACAAGATGTTAAAAAACTAATACCTTATAATCGTATCGCTCATTTACAGTGGCTGTTTAATGCGCCATTCGGTGAATAATTGTGCGTAGTTTAGCCAAACTTATTACAGCATGTTCTAATCGCGGAGGTTTGAATGACTGATTTAAATATTACGGAAATTGCTACGAGAACTTCATACACAGTAGGCAATACAGCTCAAACTGTTTTTGCAGTTCCTTTTCCGTTTTTCCAGACCAAAGATGTAAATGTTTATGTTGATGGAGTTTTAAAAACGCTATCTACAGATTACACAATGACTACTGTTGCTGCTGATGATGGTGGTTTTTTGTCTGGACAAATTACGTTTAATTCTGGTCAATCAGACTGCACAATAGCAATTGTTAGAAACATTACACAAGAACGAATTACTGACTTTCCTCCATCTGGTGGTTTTAACATACGAGAATTAAACAGACAGTTAGATCAGTTAACTGCTATTACACAAGACCTTGACAGAAAAATAGATCAAAAAATAGGTTTTAACGAAACGGATTTTGATGATGATGTTGTCAACGTATCAGAAAGCGCTACAAACCGCGCAAATAAATATATTGGCTTTAGCAATACAGGAAAGTCCATCGTTGTTAAAGAAGGTTCTACAACAGGAACAGCAGGAACCGTTGATCCTAGCAAAGTACCAACAACAACAAGAGTGAATGCTGGTTATGGCATGGACGGCGGTGGCCCTTTATCAGATCATGTAACAATATCATTAAAAGATATTTCATCTCAAACGGGTCTTACTGGAACTTCTTATACAAATGCTAATATAACCGTTGATAAAGCTGGTCGTGTTATTGAAGCTGCAAGTGGTACTGGAACAGGAGGCGCTGTTGTAAGTGTAAATACAACAGGAGGCATAAAAGGTGGGGGTTTATTAGATCAAAATTTAACTTTAGAATTAGTAGATACATTACCAGCAGCACAAACATACAATAACCCAAGCCAAATAACAGTTGACGTAAAAGGTCGTATTACAGGCATTCTTGACGGAGGTATTGCTGGAAGAGTTCCTGATACAAGAACAGTCACAGGAGATACTACAGCTGGATTAGTAGGTGGTGGATCACTGCTTCAAAATCGAACAATTGGCATGGCTACAAATAATTTAAGTGGTGGTGCTTTTCCTGCTGGTTCTTATACAAATAGTTCTATAACAGTTGACGTACACGGTCGAGTAACGGCTGCTACTAATGGTTCTGCAGCAGGATTGCCGTGGGTTAATATGAGTGAGTCCCGTACTGTTAGTGGCGTCCAGCATGACACAGACGCTACTGGTACTACTGATAGCTCAGTTGCAATGCAAGCATCTATTGACACTCTTGGCGCTCTCGGGGGCGTTTTATATTTTCCCGCTGGAACTTGGAGAATAGATAACAAACTAACTATTACAGGACATCCAGTAACTATAATGGGTGACGGTATTGACGTTACTAGAATTAATTTTACAACTCAAGCGGGTGGGTTTGATATTAATTTAAGTGGTGGAGCATGGGACAAAAACGCAGCTGTTCCCGATGGTTATGAGGTCACTGTAAAAGATATGACAATTCTTACAAACCAAGAAGGCGGGACAAACAATACTGCATTAAAATTTACAAATGTATTTACTGCAGGAGTGCCTGACCCCTCTGTTGTTATTGATCGGATTCATATTGTTGGTAGCACTTCGCAAGGTTACTTCACTAATATGATACATTTAATAGATTGCCCTAATTCACGTATAACTAATTCATTTTTTAACGGAGAAAAACAAGCTACAACAGGACAACTTGCTGGAAACCTAGCAAGAGTTGGTTCAACCGCTGCAATCCTTGTTACAGGCACAAATTCAGCTACAGAATATCACATAAACAATTGTAACTTTTTCTTTTGCAATATGGCTATTAGAACGTTAGCAACAACTAGCACTGATTCAGAAGGTTATTACGTTGATAGTTGTGGTATAGTTGCGTGTTACAAAGGATTTAGTTCTGAACAAACACACACAACATTAGCATTGCAAATGAATAACTGTCATTTGGCTTGTCAATATGTTGGCATTGAGGGTTATTACACTCAAATGCTTGTGTATGGAAACTTAATATATAACCGTGATGAAGCAATTGTAAATAACAAAGGCATACACATAAGAACCCAAAATTATGCGGGTAGTGCGCCTATGCAATCAATTATTATATCTCACAATCATTTTGTAAATATTGCTCAACCAGCAGGGCAATCTGCAAGCGCTCCTGTTGATGGAGTTACAAATGATATGTTTGGTATTTTAGTTGGGGACAATAATGGAGGTGGTTCTAGTGAACATATTCTTGATGTTAATATATCGCACAACCATTTTCAATGGAAAGGCAATAAACAGTGTATTGAAATTCGACCAGAGGTGCAAAAACATTCATTAGTGCATAATTCATTTACACATACAAGAATGAGTGGCTCTACTGATATGGGCGCTCCTAATTTATATGCTAATTTATCACCAAAAAACCCACGATGCACAACAGGCAGACGTTGTTTAGCGGTTAAAATGACTAATAATACTAATTTATATAATCAATTTACTGGATCTACAGAAACAGTTTTACAAAATAATAATGGTTTTTCCATACCTACAATGACTACACAATTTGAAACAGATACGTTTGTGCAATTTACTGGCCCTGCTGGCACTCCTAGAATAACTATTCCTGATGACCATTCTATTAAATGGGTAAAGATTGGAGCAAAATGTATGATGGGTCGAACTGGTGCAGCACCATCGGAACCTTCTCAATTTCCCGGTCCTGTTTATATGATAATACAACATTTTAATTCATCTGGCGTGCATTACCCGACAAATCAAAACTTTGCTACAGCCGAGTATACGCATTACGGTAATTTAAAGCATGTGGCGGGCGCAGCAGGAAATAGTCAATTACAGCAATCAACTGGAATGACTTGCGAAGCACCTATGGTAAGGGTTTACCCCGGAGATTATTTTGTTTTGTCTATGAGTCATTCGTCTGGCGGAGTTGGGCAAACCGTT